CGCTTCACAGATGACCGAGGGCGATCTTCTCGGCTTGCCAGATACGTGCGATACTGCTATCAGTGGGCGCAAGGCAACCACATGGAATGCGCCTGATTGGATGGTAACCGCTTGCGAGCAACCTGTCCTTCTGTTCCTCGATGAAGTAGACCGCGCGACCTTAGAAGTCCGTCAGGGGCTCTTCGAGCTTACTGACAGCCGCAAGATCAACGGGTGGAAACTTCACCCTGAGACTCTGATCGTTGCTGCTGTTAACGGTGGCGAGCATGGCGCGCAATACCAAGTTGGCGAGATGGATCCCGCCGAGCTTGACCGCTGGACTGTGTTTGATGTCGAGCCTTCGGTTGAAGATTGGCTTGGCTGGGCGAAGGATAGCGTCGATGAGGTTCTCTGGGACTTCATTAACCACAACCGCACCCACTTGGAGCATGCTGGCGAGTTCGAGCCTAACAAGGTTTACCCTTCACGCCGTAGCTGGAAGCGTTTCAATGACGTTGCAGTCCCTACGGGAGCCTTCACACAAGACGGTCAGAATGGCGAGCTTCTCTATAACCTCGCGACTGCGTTTGTTGGCTTCGAGGGCGCTGTAGCTCTCAAGGACTTCGTTGAACGCTACGAGTGGCAGGTGTCGGTTGAGGATCTCCTTGACGATGGCGACTTTGCGCGCACCAAAAACTGGGGCATCAATGACCACTGCGCTATGATCGAGAAGATCGAGGCATGCGGTCGCTTGTCCGAGACTCTTACCGAGACTCAGGTTAGGAACGTAGCCACTTATTTCTGTAGCCTGCCATCTGAGGCGGCTATGAAGCTCTGGGCTGTGCTAGGAGAGGCTGACTGCATCGAGAACGTCATCGCGATTCACAAGGCAGAGTCAGCCAGTGGTCGCTCTGTGAGTGATGCGCTTGTCGAAATCCTTGAGGGGCAAGGATAAGCCAGTGAGGGATCTAAGGGCTGGCGACCTCCTGATCAGGCATGGCGATAATCGCCCTGTGCTGGTCGCCGAGGTTCTGGTGAGCCGCAGACCCAAGTACGGCAATACGGTCGAATACAGGAAGGTCTACAGGCTCCTAGACGGTGCCAGCGATACCTCACGGTGGATCAAAGATACTGAGATCGCCGTAAAGTACAGACTCCCCACTCCTTGACATTCACTTGACAACTTAACTATAGACAACCACACGATTTGTGTGGTATAATACCTTCGTATTCAGCACTTAGGAGCCTTCGACATGACCGACTCACCCAAAAAGACATATGACCTTAACGCCGACGTAGCGCGCCTTCTTATGCGTGAGCCGTTCTTCGCCTCTCTTTCGAGGAGGATTGACAAGACACGGACGACCGCGATCCCAACGGCAGGCGTGAGAATCAATAAGGAGCGCGCCCAATTCGAGCTTCTCTATAACCCTGAGTTTATGGGTGCGCTGAAAGACGAACACAAATTGGGTGTTCTCAAACACGAGTTCTATCACATTATCTTCGAGCATGTAACTGGTCGTGCGCCGTCTGGCGGGATGAAGAAGATCGACAACATCGCGATGGATCTCGCGATCAATGGCTTACCAGACATGCGTACTATTCTACCACGTGAAGGCGATGAAGGCCCACTTGTAGATGGTCAGCCTATGCTGGCATGCATCCCTGAGATGAAGCCGTTCGAGGATCTCCCTTGCGAGAAGTCATACGAGTGGTATCTTGCAGCGTTGAGAGATAGACAACCAGAGGAAGAAGAGGGTGAAGGCGGCGATGGACTGCCTCGCGAGTTTGATGATCACAGTGCTTTCGGCGAGGGTGATGGATCTGACGCAAGTAATGAGATCGCTAAGGAACGCCTCAAGAAAGCCGTTAAAGAGGCAGCCGAGGAAGCCACGAAAGCGAACAACTGGGGCACTGTATCGGCTGGAACGCGCCAAGATATCATTGAGCGCATCACTCCAAAGGTTGACTGGAAGAAGGTGCTTCGCTACTTCGTGAAGACCACGCAACGCTCCGACAAGACCGCTACCCCTCGGAAGCTCAACAAGCGCTTCCCTCGCGTCCACAGTGGCAAGAGAGTACGTCGTCATGCTCGCATCGCGATTAGTATTGACCAGTCTGGATCTGTTGATGACACGATGCTTGCCGCGTTCTTCTCAGAGCTTAACAAGCTTGCAAAGATCGCAGAGTTCACTGTCGTGCCTTTTGACACGCGAGTTGCCGAGGACAAGGTTTATGTTTGGAAGAAGGGCAAAGCCCACAAGACCGAGCGCGTAATGTGTGGCGGGACTTGCTTCGATGCGCCAACCAAATATGTCAATGAGCAGAACTTCGACGGACACATCATCCTGACCGACTTGATGGCTCCTAAACCCATCAGAAGCAAGTGTCAGCGCATGTGGATGACCACTAAGCACTACGCCGCTAACCCATACTTCCAGACCAATGAGCGAGTAATCGCCATTGACTGCGACTAACCCCACAGGAGCATTAAAATGAACCAACCACCCAATACCCCACGCTGGTACAAACACATGACTGTGGGCTCTCTGGTGCGCCACAAGCGCCTTATTGATAACCCTGTCGGAATAGTGATCGATCACTTTATGTGGGATGGATACTCTGGTGGCCTTGAGGTTAAGTTCCTCAAGCCCTACACTAAGGGATCTACTGGCACTTGGCCAAGCATGTCAGATCGCTATGACTCGTGGGAACTGGTTGATTGACAATCACTTGACAACTTAGTTATAGACAGTCGCGCTGATCCTGTGGTATAATACCCTTGTATTCAGCAATAGGAACCCGATACATGACACAACGAATCTCTTGGAAAGCCCGCTTCTCTTCTCTTCTCACAGAAGAGGGACTCAATTCTTATGACCGCAACGTGATCGAAGACATGAAGCGCGGGTATGATCGCCGTGGATCTGGTTACATGAGCCCAGCCCGTAAGCGTTATTTCCTTGCTCTCGAAGCGCGAGCCGCAGCAACGACCCTCGCGATGGAACAAAGAGCAGCACAGGGCAAGTCTGACCTCGCAATCCGCCTTGAGAACGTGAAGGGCTACATCACCGATGGATCCTCATGGGCTGCTGGGTTCGTTGAGAGCCTGATTGAACAGGAGCGCCAACGTGGAAGCCTGTCATCCAAGCAGATGACAACACTATCCAAGATCGAGAGCGAGAACAACGCAGACACCGTTATGGCAGAACGCGATTGGTTCGCCCGTTTCGCTACTAGCCAAGAGCTACAGCTTCAATGGCACCGCGCGATGGTCTACTACAGAGCAAACAGCCCCTACCATGCTGGACATGTCCAGAACTGGTTTAACTTTGGAGAGCTACCTGCTGGTCGCGTAGGCACAGAGATTGCGCCGATTGACGCACCAAGCCACAGAGCGTTTAACAAAGTCATCGCCAACAACTACATCCAGAAGGTGCTGGTTGGCTACACAACGCCTCCTGTGTTCGAGGCTGGAGCGATGGTAGCTCTGCGCGCATCGGCTAACTTCACTGCCCAGAACAAGACAGCAGGTCGCCCTTGCGTTGTCATGACTAGCGAGCTTGACATCATCACAGCGAGCAAGGGCAACCGTCGCTATCGCTTATTGCCTGTTGGCTCGACGCAGACCTTCGAGATTCAAGAGAAGCACATTAAGAACTTCAAGCTACCTAAGAACAAAAGAAAGAGAGCATAAAATGGGTGAGTTGGTCGATATGATAGAGATTAGGCGACAGATTGCTGAAGTCAAGAGAGTAAAGCGCCTGTCCGAGATCGAAGCAGAAAAGAAAGAGCTTAAGACTAATCTACAGGCGATCTATGTTCGCCTCTCTCAGCTTGAACACTCCGAGGGGTGGCTGCGTAGAGCTTCAGAAGCAGAACAGCCAGACACCGAGGAAGATGAAGAGATTAATTATCGACAAAGCTGGTTGTCACGACTGTTGAAGTGGTTCGGAGTTCGCGATGAGCCAGTATAACCTCCGCGCTGGTATGCTCGTGAGGATCAAGGAGGGAACCCACGACATAGCACTACCAGAGAGCCGCACAGGGCTGCTTCTGGAGAGGCACGTGTCTTTAATCGACTACACCGACCGCACACCAGTGCTGACAAATGTGTGGCGTGTGCAGTTTGTCAACGGTAAAACCTTGATGTTCCACGCCATGTACATCGAAGTGATCAATTCCTGAGAACAGAGTAATTAATAGTAGAGGAGAAGAATAAAATGGAAGAAGAAGAAGAAGAAAGAATGACAACATTTGAATCAGTTAGGACAACTATGAACAACATGGCATCAGCCATTACAGTACAATCAAAGCTACTGGAGATCCTGAGTGGCGTTGCAGTACCACACCCACTTTATGGCACATCGCTAACCTCCGAGGAGCTTCTGGCGTTATTCGCCGATTCACACACCGAGAACGAAATGGGAGAGGCTTAAAAGTATGAAGCCAACTGTTGTATCTGTCAACCCTGCGCTCTTTACCTCACCGAGTGGTCAACGCTATGCCGTTGCTGGCTCTGTGTGGGTTCCTGTTCCCTTTGACACGACACGAGAGAACATGGGGCGCTACGTATCGTGGGAGCTACCAGAAAGCAGCCCAGCGCCAACGACAAGCTCCCGCGAATGGTCGGTGAAGGGAAGTAAGGGCAACATTTATTGTGTTGTTGAACGCGACGGATCATGGGGTTGTTCATGTGTTGGGTACGGCTACCGCCGCAAGTGCCGACACATCGACGAGACAAAGAAGAGGGTTGCAGCAGCAGAAGAGGGGAAGTAAGACAAAAATGCTTGACCCAAAATTTTTACTGCTTAACACATTAATGGCTACCACATGGTGGCTTTGGACGAGATCAGGAATGAAGAAGATACAGAAAAGATGGGACGATCAGAGCGCAGAACTTGAAGCAAAGTTCGGAAAGCGTTGCAAACGTGTCGAATGTGCCGATGGCTTTAGCATGAGTGTGCAAGCAGGGACAGCCAACTATAGCACACCAAGGTCAGCACTCGGCCCATATACAGAGGTGGAAGTAGGCTTCCCAACAATCGACGACTATTTATTAGAGCCTTATTTTGATGGCGACAGCAATATAGAAGATGTAACAAAGGGTGTATATTCGTATGTGCCTGTTCAGGTTGTTACGAACGTGCTAGCGAAGCACGGAGGCATGATAAGTGGAGAAGTACCAGACGGTGTTATTCCACTAACCGCAAACGATGAGAGAACAAAGATACATAAAAACACAAAGGAAAGCCAAACATGATAAAGTTAATCGATATCGACAGGGTAAGAGAAGAGATTGGAGACAAGAAAGCTCAGAGACTTGGATTCTTAAGAGAGTACACAACGGCGATGGTAAACATGGCACGTTGCAATACCGTAGAGGGTAGTCAAGAGCTAACGCAGTACTTGATTGAAGCCAACGAGATACTAGCGGAAGCAGGGTTGGTATCCAGCCGATGAAACATTGGAAACCATGGTTCTTTGAGAACAGCAGATTCCCCACAGTCCTATCCAAGATTGCGCCCATTAATGTATGGGCAGTAAGCATTGGCCCGTTTGTGTGGTGCCGAGGAACACTAAGCGAGACAGATAGAATACACGAGACAATACATTATCAGCAGCAGCTAGAACTGTTGTTTGTTGGGCAGTGGTTGTTATACCTTCTGTTCTACGTTGTAGGCTTCATGAAGTATAGGAACGGGATGCTAGCATACATGCACAACCGTTTTGAAGTCGAAGCATATAACAACGAGAGCAACAAAGATTATTTAATCACAAGACGGAGGTGGAGTTGGATTAACGAGCGAGAACTAAACAAAAAAGATTATTAAAAAGATTATATTAGAAGAAGGTATTACAGAAAGATGTTAATGTTATTGGGTATTGTTATATTCCTTATTGTATGTAAGTGAATATGTTTATTGTATTGGCTGTATTGGTATTAAATGTTTGAAGCAAGTATGTAGATGGCACTGTCCCCAAAAGTGGGGTGAAGTGGTAGAAAGTGGGAAGCGGTGGATAATACATTAAGCCTTTACGCTGGTATTATTAAAAAAGGCTTTTAATGTGTTGGGAAATGCGGTAGTATGCGGTGGAAGGATCTAGCCCCCACGCGCGAGTATTTTTGTATCCGTGTATAAATGTATACGCTAGCGCATTAAATGTATCACCAGCACACACCATCGCACAATAAACGTATTGATGTATCATTGCGCGCATTGCTCACAGCATTGCCAGCGCATGCACACCGAAACTGCCTGTATTGTGGCTGAATCCCACTGCATTGGCGATTAAATGTGTTAATGCTGGTGAATATAATAATATATTTGTATTCTCGCCCGATAAGCCTTAAAATAAAAGCTTAATGATTGCGCACATTAGTTAACCTTTCCCTTATAGAGACTAAACTTATTTAATGTATTAGCCCCGTATCAAAAGCTATCCACCCACAACCGCCAACAATAACCGTATCAAAATGTATTCGGCGAGAGTAATAAATATAATAACAAACCAATCCAACAGGAGAACAAACATGCGACAGAGAATAAAAAGATTAATACATAAACCTATAGACCAATCAACTACAGCAGTGGCCACAGTAATCATATTCGGTATGGTATACATTGCATGCATCCCTTACCTGTTAGGGAAACGCACAGCAAAGCCAACGCATGACCCAATAGACTTTTAATGCGCGAGACTTATAATAAATATATTAATGTAAAACCTTTTATGCTTGAGACTTATAACATTAATAAACGTTTAATGCATAAACAAAAAGCTTTTAATGCTTGATGCATAAAACATTTAATGGGGGGACCCCCCTCCTACCCCCCCACTCGGAATAAAGGTATCATATGCATTAGATGTGTCAAGCGGCGGTTAAGTCCGTTCGAGAACACACCAAAAAAATCAGAGATCTAAAAAACCCCCAAAAAAAATCCCCGTTCTTAACCACCTCAAAACTATATACATTATGCGCACTATTATGAACGAGTGGCGAGAGTACATCTCAGAACAAAAACTCTCACTATCCCCCAAAGAAAAAGCAGAGGCTAAACAGCTCCTAGATTTGAGAGGTTTTAGTCTTAAGAAGCGCATTGAAATGGTTATGCAAATGGGTGCCGGAGCAACGTACAACAATATCGCCGGCGCGTTCTTGGGCGGTGTCTTTGGTGAGCCCGGGGTTAGTAAAGGCAATGAGATGCAGGAACTGTTTCCAAATCTGCAGCCAGTTACAGGCGAATGGGCTCAGGATGATGGCGGAGAAGTCGCAGAGTTTGACAAGGGCGCTTTTCTCAATAAAGAAGAGTACGGACAATTGGAAAGACTAGCGAAAATATATCGCGATACCGGCGATCTAGGCACTGTTGCCAGACAAATCGAAACTAGCGCAAGAGCAAATGCAGATTCTAGAGGGTACGTGCATAAACTGCATGCACTAATGCAGAGGCTTAAAGAGTTTGGCTCGTATATCGATGACACACGTGGCATATCCTTAGCTAATGGCGGCGCTGGGCGCGCCGAAAGAGTGGGGTATATCGAGTTGGAGAATGGTGAGAAAATGCGTACGCAAAAAGGTAGTGGGTGGCACCGACGGTTCATGGGCACACGAAGCCACGCAAACAAACTTCTTAAAGCTTTAAACTACGTCGATGTTAATCGTAGATAAGCTTATTCCGTAGAAACTCGGGAAAACCCGGTTTTGGATCCTACCTACTACAGGGGAGGTGCCAATGCATGGGCAAGCAGAAACGCGTACGCCTTATAAAGACTGTGGACGGCGGTGCATATGCATGTCCACGGTGCAGAGCTAGCGTTGAGTGGTTCTGTCGCGGAACGAAAGGATGGGCTCGATGCGCAAACAACATTAGCTCGACCCGTATGTACGTGGCAGGACAGAAGATACACATTTGCGAATGGGAAGGGCACGTGAGACGGAGGCGCGACGGGGTTGCGGAGTTGTTTTATATAGAAGATTATATTGACACCAGTGCGGATCCGTGATAATATAAGGATATGTTAAGTATTAATAGCAACCCGCATATGTTTAAGCGGGGGGATCTGGTCAAGTGGTATTCATATTATCAGGATCAGATCATTAGCGATGCCGGCTATGGTATCGTTTTAGCCATCGATGTCAACTACTATAAGATTTACATGTTCAGGGACCAAGTGTTTAGGTGGTTTGCGGGTTGTGATGTTGAGCCGGTAGCTTAATGGCTCCTTGGCAAATAAAAGTTCCAGTTCCCCACAGTTAAACTATTTACTTACATGAACAATGCTGACGACAAAAGCTTTCCCCTACGCAATATTCAATATCTTATTCGCGAAGCTTTAACTAAGACAGACAAAGACGAAATCAAGCGTATTGCCAAGAAAGAGGTAGAGCGCGAACTTAAAGCTAAGCTTACGGCTGCTGTCGAAGACGAAGTTAAAAAAGCCTTAACTGATAAGGCGACAAAACAAGAAATCGCTGAGATATCTAAATCGATCATCAAAAAGCTTTATAAAGACCTGTCGATGCATCATCCTTATATTATTGATCGTATTAAAGTTTAGCGACAATATTACTGGATTTTGAAACAAATAATACTATTTATCACTCAATAGAACATTAAAAAACTTTAAGTTTAAGGACTTATTTTCTCATGAAAAACTTTTATATACTTGGTGGCGCCGTTGTGGTTGGTCTTGTGGCTGTCGGGTTGAATAGAGCAATCGTCGACTACGATAGTATCCCGGATGTAGTGCTCACACCTCAAAGAACAATTGCTCTTGCAAGCGATCAGCTAACTGAGTTGGTTTATCTACCCGACAATACCTGTCGGTTTACTGGAGACTTTGACGCAGATATCGATGATTACCGCGCGATTGTAAAGTCGTGCCTTGAGCTTCGCCATCGCGAAATGAGAATCGAACCGATTTATATGCATTAAATCATCGACACTGTGCTATGGAAGTTGTGAGCCTCCAAGTCGGCGACATCATTGTCGACCAAATCACTGGAAATATCGGATTGTTAATGGAACGTGTATTGCTTACTAACGGCGGAGCTGACGATGTGCTGGCGCTGTGGGCATGGGAAGTATATTGGATAGGCTCTGACATATGCCGTGACAACCGTTTAACGACGTGGACCGAATTCGGACTGCTTAACATCATAAAAACTGGGACTTATCGTCACCATGGAAGCTAGTTATGGTATGTCTGATAAAAGTAAGTTGCAAGCTCAACTCGAACGTGTTATACTATGCGTAGGTGATATCATTGTCGACACGATAAGTGGTGGCGGTGGAACTTTAATTGCGCGTAGGAGACATATTGACATTGAAGAGGATGATGTTTACCTCTGGGAAATCAAGTGGTTTAACACTGCTTCTCGCGAACATGTTCCCTCTCCCATAAGAGAAGAATCGGAACTTAAGCTTTCAATTGTAGCTGGAACCTATATATTACACTCTGTGAATGGAAAAACCTTTGAGCGCTTACGCATTTAGTTTAGGAAAAATTTAGTGGAAAAATTTGATCGATTGGCTGGCGAAAAGGGACTGATTTTAAGGAGGGATATGTCGGACGTTGTTATCTCTCTGGCGAATGAAGCGGGGTTAGCCGGCGCGCGCGAAGGCACATGCGGCGGACTAATCTTCGCGGCGCTGTCTCATTGGAAGTGGCAGTGGGCTGTCCTTGACTCTCAAACTCTGAGCTATCTGCATGGAATCTCGCCGCGGTTTGATACCGCCGAGGAGGCAGAAAAGTGGATAGCGCGCGCTTCGAGATGAAAGACGTTGAGTGGTTAATCTCTATCGGTGATTTAATAAAAGTCATGACGTATTCTGTTGATAACTATGGCAAAGTCTCCTATGGGATCGTCATTGCTAAAGAGGACGAAAATCAAATGTTTCTTTTCCCCTCTGTTGACGTGTATATGTTTGAATCGAAAAAGATAACAACATTTCCAGCTGGACGCGTGGAAGTGATATCGGGGAAATATCTCTAAGATTTATTTCAGCAGCCGGCACTTTGACTACTTACTACAGAACTTGTTTAACTATTAGGGGTGTTGTATGAAGTATTTATTTTTTGTGTTAAGTTTGCTCGGGGTTGTTTTCACCTCCACAAGTGTTGAGGCGTCAGGAACAAATATAGGCGCTGAAGTCCACCGTACCATCGAAATAAGTTCGCAGTTTAGTGAAGTCGAAACAAAAGTTCGAAACGCAGCAGTAAGGGTTATAACTGCTGAAGGCGGTCACGGATCTGGCTCACTGATCCAGTACAAAGATATGCAGCTTATTGTTACAGCACAGCATGTTGCCTCTGATTTAGTTGGAACGGTATATCGAGTCATTCGCGGCACAGAATTAAAAACCGCGGTTTTGGTATATTCAAATGAGGCACGCGATCATGCCATTCTCTGGGTTGACTCTCCTTATGAAGACGGCGCTATTCGATGGGACCCCCGGCGCGAAATCGCGTCAGTAGGACAAAGGATAACATATTCTGGTTATCCGGGTGCACACAATTTAATGACCTTTAGGGGACGAGTTGCTGGGTATGAAACAATGAGCGATGGCTCTACGAATATCTTATTACACACTTACGGTTATTTTGGATGTTCAGGCTCTCTAGTTTATGATGGGTCCGGCGAAATAGTAGGAGTTTTGTGGGGGATTGATGTGGGTCGAGGAGGAGTGCCGGTAGAAAGCATGGTCTGGGTATCTCCGATACAAAACCTTAATATAACCTATGCACTGCGGTCTATCTGCAGGACGCTAGGTGATGGTCCTCGGGCATGCCGATAGAAGCGCCATCATGGCGCCGGTTTTTAAACGAAAGCAAAAATGAAGAATATGCTGCTGGAATTGTTGTGTGTCTTGACGAAAATGCGCGGTTTCTCGTTATACGACGAGGACCTAACGATGATCGAGAAGGGCAATGGACAATCCCAGGCGGACATATAGACGACGAGGACGCGTCAATCGAGTCTGGTGCACAGAGAGAGCTTAAGGAAGAGACTAATTTACATGTAGAACTTAGTGATATGCGGTATATTGGCATGCCAAAGCCAAAAAAGTATTATTATCTGGCTTTCTCTTGGCAAGGTGAGGTGAAAATTGACATACCTAACCCCAAAACTGGTGTCATTGAACATGACGATTATAAGTGGGCAACCATTAAAGAGATAAAAGGATTGGATAATACCGAAATACCAATCTATTTATTGGAAGAAGCATTAGAATATTATAAGGAACACAAAAAATGAGATTTTTATTGTTGGCTGCAGCCTTTTTTAGTGGTTTTGCACATGCAGACCCCCCTGAAACATCGGAAGATGTTGAAATACGCTATCGGGCTAGGACTGAAATCGATTTTGAAGGCGTTGAAGTCGAAGGATCTCTTGTTCGTCCCCAAGGGTCCTTGATTCTTGATAGAAAAAAGGGGGCCTTCAATCCCTTGATTAGATTAAGGGAAGAATTCAATGAAGAAATCACAGATTCGTCTAGATTAATCAGATAGGGCATAATTTAATGGCACTTAAAGTTAGAATTGGTAAAAAACGCTCCAAATTACGCATTGATGAGTCTAAAAAGCGCACAATTGTTGAGAATACGCTTATACAAGAGCTTGAAGAGGATGAATTAGAACACATCCGCGCCACTCTTGACAAGATGGAAGATGATCCAGACTCGGTTGCCTTCCGAGAGTTGTTCAATGACAAATTTCGTCGGATAATTGACTTCCCAACAACAGATAACGCCACCGAGACCGGTCGATTTATCTCTTTGTGGGATCAAATGGGTTATGATGTCGATTGGAACAAGGGTATCGTCTCTGCAGAGAAAGAATTATTATCTGGAGCCCCAGAGCAAGAGCTTTTAGCAACAATGGGGTTTGGGGAAGCTCCAATAAAGAAAAAACGCAAAATTCAGATGAAAATCGGCAAATTCTTCGGTAAATTGGCAGATTTGACTGCTAAAAAGAAAGTTTTGACCGATAAAGTGCTTGATTTTGCTAAAAATAACAGAGATAAACTCCCTACGAAGTTTGGAGCGAGATTTCCTAGGTCTGCTCGTGACATCACAGGTGAGATGTTAGAGACAGTGCTCACGCCGGAAGAAATAAAGAGATTTAATCAAATTGATAATCAACTCGACATGTATGGTGTTGACAAGATTAATTTACCAAACTTTCGTGCTACACACGCCGAATTTAAGGATTTACAGGCTTATTGGCAAAAAAATGCCGATTATTTGAAAAAGAACATTGAGAAACTTAAGGATTCTGACACTTACTCAATTATCCTCACAAGACACCCCATTGATGTCTTACGTATGGCAGACT